AAGTTTTTTTTACTAAAAAAAAAGCTAAAGATTGGTTAAAAAATAAATTAAAAGAATTAAGTTAATCTTTATTATCGGAGGTAAAAAAAAATCCTAAATTAGAATTACGTATATTAGAAGCAAGGAAGATGGGTATTCAAACTCTTATTGATAAACTCATGCAAATATTTTCTTTGCAAGAAGTAGAAAATCCTAATCAAATATTATGGATAAGAGAAAAAACTAAGTTTGTTCAATTTTTGGCTAGTAAATTAACTGATGTTTATTCAGATAATAAAGTCCAAAATGTTAAACAGGACACTACTTTAAATATTAAATGGGAAGATAATTCGGAGGATATTCTTGACATATCGGAGAATGTTTTAGAAGTTACACCCCCCGATATTACTAACAAAGGAAACTAAACTTTATCTGTTTCTTGCATAATCATAAAGATTAAATCATCACTGGAATGATCTTTCAATAATTCTTTAATTTTAATTCTTACTTGATTTCTTTTTTCGTACATTTTGGCTTTGTTACTGCTATGAACCTCGTCATTTTCAGGATTAAATTCAGTCATATTTTGTTTTCCCTTTCTTTTAATGTTATTTAACCTCCGATAATAAAGATTAACTTAATTCTTTTAATTTATTTTCTAGCCAATCTTTAGCTTTTTTTTTAGTAAAAAAAACTTCTCTCATCCAAGTTATTGGTGTTAAATAATCTCCATAATCTTTTACATAAGCATAAGTTTCATACTTATTGTCCCAAGTTTTCTTTACTCCATATTCTTTTATGTTCATTTAGTTCCCTTTCTTGTTGTTTATAATAGGTGTATATTACACCTTTAGCATTTAAAATATTTATAAGTGTTAATCTCATAAGTTCTTTTAAATTTTGTTGTTGTAGTTGTTTATTCATAAACTTTATTATTTATATCTTCTTTAGCTTTTTTAACTGTACTATATTCTGTTGTTCCTATTTCCCAAAATGGATCTTCTTTAAACTCTTTACAAACTATATAGTATGGTTTTTGATTATCATTGTACATAATACAAATTTCTAATCCTTTATAATGTTCTATTGGCATTATATTTTCCTTTCATAATTGTATTTTACTTTTAATTTTCTTTGATTACCTCTTTTAAATTCAAATTTCCAAGTGGCATCCTCAACAATTATTTTATGTGCTTTGTGTCTTAACTTTTCGCTTTGCTCAAATAACTTTTTTATTTTTTTATTATCTGCAATTGAAGTATGAACCAAATTAGATCCATTAAACCAATCTGCAACCATTTGAGCATCATATTGACTTATTCTTTTTTTCATTTTATTTTTCATTTTGTTTGTTTTTATTATTTATATACTAATTGTATATTATTACAATAGTTAATATCTTAAACTTATTAGTAATTGGTCTACTTGATCAGCATACTTCAGCGAAAAAAGTAAACCAAATAGTATTGCTCCAAATAATATGCAGTCAATCACTTCAATTAGTTTTTTCATTATATTTTCCTTGTTATATTGTTCAGCTTTTTTATATTCTTGTGCTTGTTTATCTGTTTCAAAATAATTGCACTCATCACATTTTTGAATTTCATCATTCCAATTTTCGCTGTTAGAAATAATAAAATATTTATCATTACAAGTTTTACAATTCATTTATTTCTCGCTTTCTTTTTCTTTGTTCCATATACTTTCAAATTGTTCATTAAAAGAATGCAAATTACTATCTTCAAAAGCATTATAAGAAGTATTATAAATCTTCTCACCTTGCCACTCAAAATATTGAGAGATCATAATTCCTAAAGCCTCTTCATCTGTTGCTCTATTAGGATCAGTAAAGCTTTCTTGCTTTTGATCTTGTATTAAATCATATAACTTGTTTTTTATTATGTTCATATTTTCCTCTCAGTTGTTTAAAATTAATATATACATATAGAATATATATGTCAATACTAAAATATAATTTAATTATACAATATGGATATGTTATTGAATTGATTGAATTGTTTTTTTTGTGTGAGATATTTATGCAACACTTTAGTTTATAATGATTATAAAGTAATTTAATTAAAAATAATACTTGCATATATATAAATTGGATATATAAAGATTAAAAACAATTAATGAAAGGATAAAAAAAAATGGGTACTATATCAGTTCAATACAATAAAAAACCATCAGTTGTTGATGCGTTTAAAATGGATATGTCATTACCAATTATTGATTTTAATGTTGAGCATGTTGAAGGTAAAGAATACGCAATTTATTCAGCGTGTAAATACAAGGATCAAATAATAGCTGTTATTGGTTTGATTAGATACGATTATTTAAACAAAGAAGTATTTATAAAAATAATGGATGAGTCAGTAGGTCCATATTATTATGATATGAAAAAAAATGTATTTAATCAACTTACACCAATTAAACAAAAATCATTTGCAAGTGAATGGCGGAAAAAAGTACAATCAAAGTTTAATTAAATAATAATAAATATTAAACCCATCAGTAATTAATTTTATTGGTGGGTTTTTTTTGTGTGAGATCCTGGAATAGAGGACCTGGAAATATAATTGTTATTAAAGTTGCTATTCTAATATTAAGATCGTCATTTTTTTTTTACATGTATATAATCGGTTAACTTTTAACGATACCAAGTAATGTATTATTATTATTGGTAATGTTTAGTTATCACTACCTATTTTATTACTACAATGTGTTGTTATAAAGCAATATGTGTTGTATTTTGCAACTGCATAACCGCCTATACCCCCAGGCGCACCCGCCGTATATTATATATATATACATGGGACTGCAGGACACCTTTATCCAGTTAGCCTTACCCCTGTCCCCAGAAACAACCCACCCCCTTTTTTTGCTAGACCTCCTTTTTTAAATAAAATAATACTAGATATATGGAGTTTGATACCGAAGAGATACAATCAGTAGTGTTTATAGAACCTAAGACAAATAATGTTATTATAAAAATTACTGGTTTTCCTAATCAGTATTTATCTGAATTATATATTGGTTGGGTTATGACAATATTGGATTTTGATTATAAGTCTACATCTGGTAATATTTCTAATACTCTACACTAAATATGGATATAAAGATTCCCTACACACCTAGAAAGCATCAGAAGTATGTTCATGTTAATATTGATAAATATAGATGGAGTGTACTAGTATGCCATAGAAGGTTCGGCAAAACAGTATGTATGATTAATCATCTTATAAGATCTGCCTTATTATCGAAAAACAAAAACCCAAGATATGCCTACATATCGCCAACATTCAAACAAAGTAAATCCATTGCTTGGGATTACATGAAACAATTTACAGATAAGATACCTGGAGTACGTTTTAATGAGACAGAGCTACGATGTGATTTACCTAATGGCGCTAGGATTACTTTGCTTGGAAGTGAGAATTGTGATGGATTACGTGGAATTTATTTAGATGGTTGCGTGATTGATGAGTATGCGAATGTGAATGATAGACTATTTCCTGAGATAATTAGACCAGCATTATCTGACAGAAAAGGCTATTGTGTATTTATTGGTACGCCTCAAGGAATGAATAATAACTTTTATGAACTATATCAACACGCACAAGGAGCTAGTGATTGGTTTCATTACAAAGCTAAAGCAAGTCAAACAAAGATTGTAGATGAGGAAGAATTAGAAAAAGCAGAAGAAATTATGGGAGAAAACAAATTCAAGCAAGAGTTTGAATGTGATTGGATTGCTAATATTGAAGGAGCTATCTTTGGAAAAACAATAGCAGATATGGAAAACAATAGACAAATTTCAAGAGTACCTTACGACCCTTCCTTGCCAGTCTCTACCTCCTGGGATTTAGGAGTCTCTGATCATACTGCTATTATTTTTTATCAGCAAATAGGAAGAGCCATACATATAATAGATTATCATGAAGAACGAGGTCAAGGTTTACCTTACTATATTAGTATGATTCAAGATAAAGATTATATTTACAAAGATCATTATGCACCACACGATATTGAAGTTACTGATTTTAGTAATGGTAAAACCAGAAGGGAAGTAGCTTATCAATTAGGAATTAGATTTAAGGTTGTTCCTAAAATTCCACTAGAAGATGGTATCCATGCAACTACTATGACTTTACCTAAATGCTGGATTGACGTAGACCATTGCAAAAAATTAATAGATGCGTTAAGACATTACCACAGGAAGTATATAGACAAAGCAAGAATGTTTAGATCTAAACCTGTACATGATTGGAGTTCTCATGCTTGCGATGCCATGAGGTATTTATGCGTAGGACTACAAGAAATTAATACTAGACAAACTGCTCCACAAAATGTAGCAGATAATAACTATAGAATATTATAAATATGAGTTCATTATTTAAACCAAAGATGCCACCATTACCACCTGTTCAACCTTTGCCTGAACCTCCTGCAGCTGTTCCAGAAGAAATAAGTCCAGAAAAAAAAGAAGAGATAGCAAAAGAACAGGCGGCAGTAGAAAGAAAAAGAAGAGGTAGAAAATCTACTATTCTAACTGGACCTTTGGGAGATGTTACGGAAGCAGAAATTCAAAAGAAAACTTTATTAGGATCATAACATGGCAATAAAAAAAATTATAAAAATGGCAAAAGAAATTATTAAATCTAAAAAAAAAATAAAAATAGAAAAAAAAATAGTAAAAGAAGAACCAATAGTTTTATCTCCAGAATATAAAATAGAAACAATCGAAGCAAAAGAAACAAAATCAGAAACAAAGTCAGAAACAAAGTCTGATTTAAAATCAGGATTAGGAAGTTAAGATGGGTTCAGTAGCAAGAGTGTTTAGACCAACACCGCCACCTACACCAACTCCTATGCCAGCACCACCCGTAGAAGTAAAAAAACCACAACCAGTTATAACTCCTACGACTTCTGAAATTTCTCAAAGTGAAGCAACAAATGCAGATGGTTATAGTTCGTCAGCAATGAATTTAAAAACAAAACGTAAAGGAAGATCTGCAACTATTTTAACAGGACCAGCAGGAGTACAAGAACAAAATACTACTTTAGGTAAGAAAAGTTTATTAGGAACATAATGGCAAGAACAGACTTAACAAAAAATTTAATGTCTCGATTTGACAAACTTCAAGGTCAAAGAGAAAATTGGGAAACACATTGGCAAGAGGTTGCGGATTTTATGCAACCCAGAAAAGCAGATGTAACCAAAAAAAGAGCAAGAGGAGATAAAAGAATGGAAAGAATTTTCGATTCTTCTCCCATACAAGCAGTAGAATTATTATCTGCTTCCCTTCATGGTATGCTAACCAATCCTTCTACTCCTTGGTTTACTTTACGATTTAAAGACGATGATATAGAAAACGAAGATGAAGCAAAACTTTGGTTAGAGTCTGCAACAGATGCAATGTATACAGCATTCAATCGTTCTAACTTTCAACAAGAAATATTTGAATTGTATCACGATCTAATTACTTTTGGTACAGCAGCTATGTTTATTGAAGAAGATGATGATGACTTAGTTAAATTTTCAACAAGACATATTAATGAAATGTATATTGCTGAAAATGACAAAGGTAGAATAGATACCATTTATAGAAGATTTAAAATATCAGCTAGATCTGCTTTACAAAAGTTTGGAGATAAAGTTTCTACGGATGTACAAACCAAAGCAAAAAAAGATCCTTACGAAGAATTAGAATTACTACATGCAGTTTATCCAAGAAATGATTTTAATCCTAAGAAAAAAGATAAAGCTAATATGCCATTTGAATCTGTGTATATGGAATATAGAAGTGGTAATGAATTATCTGTATCTGGATTTAAAGAGTTTCCTTTTGTAGTACCTAGATATTTAAAAGCATCGAATGAAATTTATGGTAGATCTCCTGCCATGACTGCTTTGCCAGATGTTAAGATGTTAAATGAAATGGCAAAGACAACAATCAAAGCTGCACAGAAACAAGTAGACCCACCACTATTAGTTCCGGATGATGGATTTTTATTACCAGTAAGAACTGTACCAGGTGGTTTAAATTTTTATAGATCAGGTACAAGAGATAGAATTGAACCATTAAACATTGGTGCAAACAATCCATTAGGTTTAAACATGGAGGAGCAAAGAAGAAACTCAATTCGTAATGCTTTTTATGTAAATCAATTAATGATGCAACAAGGTCCACAAATGACAGCAACAGAGGTCATCCAAAGAAACGAAGAGAAGATGAGATTACTAGGTCCTGTGCTTGGTAGACTTCAATCTGAATTATTAAAACCACTTATTGATAGAGTGTTTGCAATATTACTTCGTAATAATATGTTACCACCAGCTCCAGAATTTTTATCAGGTAGAGATGTAGATATTGAATATGTGTCTCCACTTGCGAAAGCGCAAAAATCTTCAGAACTAAATTCTATTATGAGAGCAATAGAAATATTAGGATCACTAGCAAATGTTGCTCCTGTATTTGATTATGTAAATTTTGATAACCTAGTGAAACACTTGGCAGACATTGTAGGTGTTCCACAAAAAATATTAAAATCACAAAATCAAGTCAATGCAGAAAGACAACAAGCACAAGTGCAACAACAAGAAATGCAACAAATGCAACAATTACAACAAGTAGCAAAAGCAGGAGGAGATATAGCACCATTAGCAAAAGCATTACCAGAGGAAGCAAGAGAAGTAGCTAATGCAGATATAGAATAATATGGAAGAAAACAAACAACTGATTGAAATGATAGAAGGGTTAAAAAAAAATTATAAATTAATATTTAATTCAGAAGAAGGCAAAGAAGTTTTGTCTGATTTAGAAAAGAGATGCCATTATCATGCTACCACTAATGTTAAAGGGGATAGTCATGAAAGTGCTTATATGGAAGGACAACGCAGCGTTCTTCTATTTATAAAACAAATGCTGCAAAACGAAAATGAAAAAGGAAAATAATAATGTCAAACGAACAGATAACACAGGAAACTGTGCCTGTAGAACCAACGACAACATCTACAGAAACAGCTCAATCAACAACACCACCAGTTACTACAACACAAACAACTACTACTTCTTCTTGGAAAGAATCTATTAGCGAAGAGTTTAGAACTGATCCTAGTATAGAAAAGTTTACGGAGATAGATGCGTTAGCAAAAAGTTATATTAACGCAACTAAAATGATTGGTCAGGATAAAATAGTAATACCTACTAATAATTCTACAGAAGATCAATGGAGTGAAGTATATCAAAAATTAGGTAGACCTGAGTCTGCTGATAAATATCAGTTAGATGTTAAATCAGAAGCAGTACCTATTGATAAAAATGCTGTAAAACAATTTGCAGAAAATGCTCATAAGCTAGGTTTAAATAATAAACAAGCTCAAGGTATTTTAGAATTCTATAAAAATAATATGGAAGGCACTGTGCAACAATCAAAGATTGATACAGAGACTGCTCAAGTTCAAGCAGAACAACAGCTAAGACAAGAGTGGGGTAGAGACTTTGAAGGTAAAGTAAAACAAGCTGGTGCATTAGCTAAAGCAAATATTAATCCAGAAGTATTAGATATGGAATTGAAAGATGGTACAAGAGTAGGAGATCATCCTGAGATTATTAAAGGCTTTGCAAAAATTGCTAGCATGATGTCTGAGGATAAAATTATTTCTACAGAAAGCGAAAATATTGATTCAACTAAAAATATTGAATCAGAAATAGCTTCTATTGTTAATGATAGACAAGGACCTTACTGGAATAAAAATCATCCAGATCACGATAAAATGGTTCAGCAAGTTTATACATTAAGAGAAATGTTAAATGCAGAATAGTCATTTAAACGATCAAGAAATTAGATTAGAAATACTGCGGTTAATCAAGGAGACTGGTTCTGAATTTCAGAAAACAAATCCCTTGCCAACCGCAGATATTTATTATAAGTGGATTAAAGGTAAGACAATTCGAAAGAACCTTGCTGACAAGAAGGAATAGACTCTAGTCTAACAGACTTTAAATGCAAGAAATGCCTATCAATTCTGATGGAGAACCTTTCTGTTTTAACTTTATTAATGACCGTGTGGGTTGTTAATATTTAACATTAATAATGGAGAGACAAATATGTCATCACAAATAACAACAGCATTTGTTCAGCAGTATTCTGCTAACATTCAAATGCTTTCTCAACAAATGGGATCGTTATTAAGAGATAAAGTCAGACAAGAAAGCGTTGTAGGAAAAAATTCTTTCTATGATCAAGTTGGCTCAGTAACTGCTCAGTTAAAAACTAGCAGACATTCAGACACTCCGCAAATTGATACACCTCATTCAAGACGAAGAGTATCTCTTGCTGATTATGAATTCGCTGATTTAATAGATCAAGAAGACAAAGTTAGACTCTTAATAGATCCAACATCTTCTTATGCTCAAGCTGCTGCAATGGCAATGGGTAGAGCAATGGACGATGTAATTATCGCTGCCGCAACTGGTACAGCCTCAACAGGTGAAACTGGTTCTGGAAGTGAATCTGCTCAAACAGCAATCGCTGCAAGTGTTGGTTCAACTACAGGCTTAAACATTCCTAAATTAGCGAAAGCTAAAGAAGCGTTTGATTTAGCTAGTGTTGATCCTTCAATTCCAAGACACATTGTAGTATCGCCAGAGCAAATTAATAATCTGTTAAATGTAACTGAAGTAACAAGTTCAGATTTCAACACTGTAAAAGCATTAGTACAGGGTGAGATTGATACTTTTCTTGGGTTTAAATTTACAGTTTCCAATAGATTAGCAAAGTCTGGTAATGACAGAACTTGTATCGCATTCGCAGAAGATGGAATTCTTCTTGGTATTGGCAAAGATGTCAATGCTAGAATCGATGAAAGAGCTGACAAATCATATGCTACGCAGGTTTACTACTGTATGAGCATTGGTGCTACTAGAATGGAACAAGCTAAAGTTATTGGTATAACCTGTACAGAAGCATAATAGGAGATATATAATATGGCTGTAACAACACAAAATAGTACTGAGTACGCTGCTACATTAGCTACTCCTCTAGTAAAAGCTTCTGCAAGAAGCAACTCTGGTAAATTAAGAACACTTGCTTTTTCTTTTGATCAAGATGGTGTCGGTGACGCTGGTTCTATAATTGTACTAGGAAAACTTCCAGCAGGAAGAGTAAAAATCATAGGTGGTTTATCTAGATTTTACTGTAACATTACTGCTAGTTCAGCAACGATTGACATTGGAAATCAAGCATATGTTAATACATCAGGCACAACTGTTGCCGAAGATGTAGATAGTATGGTTGACGGACTAGATGTCGATACTGCTGGTTACTTTACAATGGAAGGTAATACTGCTGCAGGTAAACTGCTTGGTGGTAACCATTCATTCGATAGTAAAGATGGAGTTATCATTCAAATTAAAAGCATAGCTGCTTTAGCTAATTCGGATGATGTCGCTGGAGTTATTACTTACGTAGTAAGTTAATAAACAAAATTTTAGGCGGTGGCTGCGAAAGCAAAAACCGCCTAGAGTCAATGAAAAAAATACAAGATTTAAAACCTGTATTACATTTTAAAAAAGATAATTATGTGTATAGGTATGTGTTAGTAGATAGGTTTAAACATGATACTAAATATCATTATGGATTTGATGCTAAAGAAGAAAGAACAGAAGAAGAAATTTTTGCGTTAAAAAACAATAGACAAATAAGACGCAAGTATATTATAAAGGAATAATATGGCATCAATCGTAGATATTTGTAATGGAGCATTAAATCAATTAGGTGCAACTACTATTCTTTCCCTAACAGAAGATTCAAAAAATGGCAGACTTTGTAATTCAAGATATACTCAAGTAAGAGATGCAGTATTCAGATCACATCCCTGGAACTGTTTACAGAAAAGAGTAGAGCTTGCAAAAGATACAGCAACTCCAGCATGGGGTTTTACTGCTCAATTTACTTTACCTGCAGATTGTTTAAGACTACTTCGTATTTTAGATTTTGATTCTAATTATAAAGTAGAAGGTAGAAAACTATTAAGTAATACATCTACTATGAAAATTTTATATGTATCAAGAGTTACTGATCCTAATGAATATGATGAACTATTAAGAGAAACTTTATCTGCTGCATTAGGTGCAGACATTGCGTATGGAGTAACTTCTTCTAATCCTGTTGCACAAAATATGTATCAATTATTTCAAGAAAAATTAAAAGATGCTAGATTTGTAGATTCTACTGAAGGTCAAAATGTAGAACAGGATCTTGGTATGTCAGATGTTATTGATGCTGGTTCATTCATCAATTCAAGGTTTTAATATATGGCTAGAGTTGCGGTACAACTTACCAACTTTACAGGTGGAGAACTATCTCC